CACTGCTTTCCCTAGATAGTGTATCTCAACAATGTCTGAGCTAACAAGCGTTCCACCTAGTGTAATTCTAGTAGAAGTTGTAAGACTAAGATTTGTTGTATCTTGTTTTACAAAGTTTACGAAAACGATTACATCAGCAATAGAACTAATAGCGTGGTCTAAATCTACATAGTTATTAGTAGAAGAAGTTACTCTTTGTTTAGCTGTAGTTATAAAGCCACTTTGAGGTGGCGTTCCTAAATATCCCATAATTTATGCTACGTCTGTTAATAGTGAAACGATTACGTCAGCAGTACCTGAAGCATTATCACTCTTTGCTTTGATTGAGCCACCACTTGGAATTACTATTTTGCCTTGAACACATTCTATAGAACTGCCAACTGGTAAAGGAGCGTTCTTTACAATGTATCTATCGTTACTTCCGTCATTTAATACTGCGTCTACATTTATAGAAGCTGTTCCAGTATTAGATATAAGAAAGCCGATAACAATTTGTTTATTCGAAGTAGTAGAAACAACTGTAGTCAAATTATTATTTGATAAGCTTGCGTCTGCTTGTGAAAAGTTATTAGCCATTGATTTTTATTTTTGCTAGCCAAGAGCAATAGAAAAAGGAATACTGTTATCTGTTACGCTTGAGGCTATGGTTAAGGTTTCGTTTCCTCCGTCTGAATTTTCAGTAAAAGAAACACCAGTACCAGCAACTAATTTTCCATTTAGAAACCAGCTGTGGTATCGTTAGAACTTACTTGAACTTTAACATCTGTATCTTGAACGATTGCTACCCAAGCAGAGCCTGAGTACACTCGTAAGTTACCAGCTGAAGAGTTCCAGTAAAGTGCTCCAGTTAATAATGCGTCTCCGTCATTATCAACCGAAGGGTCAGAAGATTTACTTCCGAGAAATCTGTCGTCAAAAGTATCAAAAGAAGCAGCAGCACTTGTAGCTGACGAAGCAGCAGCAGTCGCAGAGTTTGCAGCAGCTGTAGCTGACGAAGCAGCATTGGTCGCTTGCGTTGAAGCTGTGCTTGCAGAAGTCGAAGCATTAGTAGCTGAAGTACTAGCTTCAGAAGCTTTGGTCGTTGCAGTCGTTGCATGACCTGAAGCAGTAGTAGCTGAAGAAGCAGCAGCAGTTGCTGAGGAGCTTGCTTCAGAGGCTTTGGTCGTAGCTGTGGAAGCAGAAGACGAAGCCGAAGTTGCTGAGCTTGAAGCTTCACTAGCTTTTGTGGTAGCAGTAGAAGCAGAGGTCGAAGCTGAAGTAGCTGAACTAGCAGCAGCTGTAGCCGAGTTGGCAGCAGCAGTAGCTGAAGTGGCAGCGTTATTTTCTGAAGTTTCTAAAAAAGATTTTGTTACTACATCAGCGCTAGATGTTGGGTCAGCAACATTTGTAATTCTTACATTACCAGCGTCAAACACGCCTGAATCATTTTTTCCTAATTTATTTCCAACATCATCTGCATTTTCTTGAGCTACAAAAAAGTTTTGGTTAGCTGATTTATCTAAATCACTTTCTGTAAGCGTACTTCCATCTTGAAAGTCTACAAGTCTTGCATTTGTTGGAGTGTTTCTTTCTATTTTTACAACTTGTCCATTACTTGGCATGGAAGAAGTTTGTATTCTTGAGCTATTGATAAAAGTAAAAGAACTGTCTTCTACATTATTAACAAAGACTTTTATATGTGAAGAATCTATGTAACTAAATGTTATATCGAATTGGTTAGTTGACCCATTTGCAGTATAGGTCACAAAACTTAGTGCCATTTATTTTTATTCTAGTGGGAGTAATTCCATTTTCCTTTTAATTCTAAGTGAGTTTCTTTTGTCATTTGAAATAGCTGTGTTTAAATCAAGATTATTTTCAGTTAAGAAACCTTCTTTTAATAATTTTTTCTTAGCTCTCTTTTTATATTTATTAATTATTCTTTTAATCTCAGCTTGTTTAGACCCTCTATAAGTCATGTCCTCACTAACTGGATTATCAGTTAATCTTTGATATTTGTCTGAATTGATAAGTTCTTCTAAATCTTTTCTAAGTTCACCATCTTCAGCTAAGAGTTCATTAAATCTTACCCAAGCGTTCTTATCGCCTTTTGTAAATTTTAATAAATCTATATTTTTATTAGTACCAAGTTTATCACTTATAGGTGAAAACCCTTGTCCTAATCTATCAAACTCTTTTAAGATAACATCATCAACTTCTTCAGTAGAAGAAAACGGATTGAAGAAACTATCCATAAAAGTTTGGTCTTTACTTCTTATTTCACCAATAGCATTAAAACTTGGGTCTACATTTCCATAAAAACCAGTTCTTGTCTTTAAGGTGTCTGTTAATGTGCGTACTTCTCTATAGATTGGGTCATTAGCAATTCCTTTAACAATATTAGGAACGAAAGAGCCTGTTTTAGTTAATCCATAACGCTTCCATTCTCTAGGGTCACCTGAACCAAGTGCTGATAAGAAGTCAGTAAGAGATTTTAAATATGTTTTACTAGCAATATTCTTAGTAGTAGCAACTAATGCACCACCAGCTAGTTCGCTGTAATCATCAAAATCCATGTGAGCAAGTAAAGCTAGTTGATTTGCTTCACCTAATTCATTTCTTTCATCTTCAGTTAATTCATGAGCAATTTGTTGATAATCTGCAATTAGACCAAAGAACATACCCATAGGGTCTAATCTTTCATAAGAATAATATTTGTTACCTAATTTAAAAGAGTAAGGTCTCCAGCCTGTATCAAACTTTTGTCTTCTTAGGTTTTTATCTTTTGGCACGCCACCTGTAATAACTCCATTGTATGCAAGAACTAAAGCAGTTCCAAACAATGCTGCACCTAGTCCTTGTTTACCTATGGCTTGCGCTCTAATAGTTTTGTTAGGACTAAATAATTCTTCTCTAAATGCTTTTCTGAATATACCAATTGGACTTCTATCCCAAACTGCTCTAGCAATATTTACTGGAGTTCTTACGAAAGGCATAATCTGTCTAAGTACAGGAACTGTATTAACTGCACTTTGTACTGACTTTCCTAATGAGTTTTGTCCTAAACCTTTTGTAAAAGTATTTTCTTGTGCATATTCTAAAGCTAATTTAAATTTTGGATTTGCTTGTCCATCAGGTAAGAAAGCTTCATCAAATCTATCTTCAACATATTTATCTAACTCTGAATATTTTCTACCATCAGCTGTCCTTAATGTTTTCTTTTTACTTAATCCTTTTCTAATACCTTCAGCAACTGCTTGACCATAAACTGCTGCTCTATAATTTAATTGCTTAAAAAATTCATCTTCAGCTGATAAAAAACGAGTAGGTGCTTCAATAATTTTTTCTGCTGTACTAGCACCCTTTTTAAAAGCTCCTTGCCCTAAATCTACTTTAAAGTTTTTCGTATCTAATATGCTATCTGATTTTCTAAATGACTCTCTTGCCATTGTTAATGAGTCAGTAAGATATTTAATAAGACCAGCTGCTGTTTGTATTGCTTGTATTCTTGCTTCTTTATCTCTTGTTAATACTCCTCCCATATACATTTCCATAGGTCTAATAATTGCCATCAATGTATTTGAAGTCATATTAATCATGTGTGTTTTAGGATTAGATAGAAGAGAGTTTATCCAAAATTTATTTATAAAATTAATTCCTAGTTTTTCTTGAGCAGCTTTAAGAATAGCCATTACACCTTTCTTGTTTTTGGCTTTCTTCATTTTTTTATGAATAGCGTCTTTACCTTGTCTTGTAGCACCCTCTTCAGGTCTTACTTCTGCTTCTTCTAAAATTTGATTTATTTTCTTACCAGCTTTGCTTTGACCAGTAGCAGCTACTTTTCTAATCTCTAATGCTCTACCTGTATTTTTACCAAGCTGTCTATCTAATCTATAAACACTTTGTAAAATATCTAAAGCGTCATCAAGTTCTTTTTGAGTAGCTTTACCAGCATCAAACATGACTGAGGTTTTTTGATAATTTTTTAGTAATCCATTTAATACAACTCTTTGAGATAAGATTATTGCTGGAGCTTTATCTGTAACTTTAGCAAGTTCTTGAGCTTTAATTAATGCTTCTTCAGGAGTGTCAAACATATTATCAACTTGTCTCCAAATTTGGTCGTGATTTAATGTGTCATCAAACTCTTTGGTAACTTTATTTATTTCATCTGATAATGTTCTTACAATAAGTGCTACATCATCAACATCTTTTGCAAAATCTATACTTGTTGTTAGTTCTTCTAAATCATCTATATCTGCGTCACCTGTTCTAATTTTCTTAATTGTTTCTTGAACATTTTTAAAGAAGTCAGTATTTTTTAAATCTTTCTTTACATTAAATTTCTTTTTAGGTTTATCAGGGTCAGGTAAACCTCTTCTACCTTTTGCTTCTTCAGCAACTGTATCAATACCTTCGCCTTCATCAGCTGCTTTTTGTTTTATATCTTCTATATCTTTAGCTTCAGCTTCTGCAAATTTCTTAGCACCTTTCTTATCACCTTTACTTAATAGATTTCTAACTCCTTTAGACATTCTAACTGTCTTAAATAATAGTTCAGCAACTCCACCTAACATTACTCCTTCAAGAACATTTTTAAATTTACCTTCTGCAAATGTATCATTCTCATCTGCTTGCATATATTCTAAGAAGTCATTGTCTATTTCAGGAAATCTATTAGCTATAAAATCTGCTAATCTTTCTTCATGCTCATCAAATACTGCAAAGTCTGCAATACCACCTTGAACAAAACTTCTAGTTACATTTAATCCTGTACTAGCTCCTCGAGCCCAACCTAAACTTTTTAATACTGTGCCACCACCTACAAAACCAGTAACAAATTTAGATACTTCTCTAGTTATGCCTCCAGCAACTCCTGACGCTTCGCCACTTTCAGGTAATACATCAGCTGCTGCTTGAAAAATACCTTCGTCTTTTTGTAAGTCGCCACCTATTTTCTTTTTATATTCTTCAGGATTTAAGTATTCAATAATTCCATTAGAAGCATCACTTCCAAAAGCTATGCCACCAAGTGGAATATTTTCTTCAGCTAAATCTGATAATCCTTCAAGTGTTTCTAAAGTTCCTCTTATACCTTCTTTAATACCTACAAGTGCATTGGCAGTAATACCTTCAACTTGGTCTTTGTCTTCTTTTTCAGCTGGAGTTGTTTCTACTTCAGGTAAGTATTTAGTAGAAGCGCCTTCTCCGTACATTTCATCAAATTGTATAGCTGTTCTTGGGTTTTCTAATAGGAAATCTATATGTGATTGTTTTGGTAAGCCACTTTCATTCATTACGGAATCTCATTGTATACATTTTCACCTTTAATTATTTTATCTACTGGGTCTGTCTCTTGTCTAATAGTAGACATGTCAGGAACAATAGCATTGACTAATCGTTTTCTTTCTTTCTCTAACATCTCAAAGAAATGTTGTTTCTTTTCAAAATCATTTGTTAATTTATTTTTAGCTAAATATTCAGGGTCGTTTAAAGCTTCTATTAAATCATAAGAGAAAGATAATAATTGTGTTTTTCCTGTAGCTATATTTTCTACAAACTCTTCTTCAAATAATCCTTGTTCATTTACTAAAACTCCTACACTTGTATTAAAGTTTCCTATCTCAGTATTAAATCTCAAGTCAGTAAAATACATATTTGATTCTAATTTAGAACGAGAGAAGTAAGTGTTCATGAAAGTTTTAAAATCATCAGTATTATAATATTCATTATCTAAACCTTTTCGTATCATGTCAGGTAAGTTTGGATTTTGTGGGTCTTCAGCTAACATAGTAGTTATATCAACTATAAAGTCTGACCCTTCTTTAGAAGGTATGACTTTCATTTCTAAACCTTTGATAAAACTATCGGATAATGCTCTAATACTTAATATTTCATCATAAGTTAGTGGTGGTTGATTTTGCATTGCTAACTCAAGATTGTATTGTTCGATTGCGTTTTCTACATCAAGCATTGCACCTTCTTTATAAATAAAATAATTTAATGTATCTTCTTTACGAAGCTTTTTACCTTGTTCTATTTTTCTAAGGTCAGATAATTCTCTATTGTCTTGTATTGCTTGAATATCAAAAACAGCACTTAATAATAATTCTTGATAAGACCCTGCTAATCTTGCGCCTGACTCTTTATCAGTAACAATATTTTGAAGTATATCTAATAACTCTTCGTTACCAGCTGCTTTTGCAATATCTATTACTTTATTTACTACTAAATCATTTGCTTCTTTTGGGTCTAAATCTAAAGCTATAAGTTCATCTATTTCTTCTTGAATAGATTGAGCCATAAATAAAGTTTTCTTTTCTTCATAGTCTAATGACTCTAAATTTTCATAACCAGCTAATGCTCTATTAAGGTCTTCTTCCTCAATATCTGCATTATCAAAAATAATTCCTTCTACTGTTTTTCTTAATAATTCTTTTTGGTCTTTTTCTATTTCTGCTACTCTTCCGTTTATGTGTTGATTAGCAAGATTACTTCTAGTTGCTTCTACATAAGGAATAAAACCTTCAGCCATAGAAACATTATCAAATAGTGATAAATTATTTTTAGCTGCAAAGTCACTAGCATATTGTTTGTAAAAATCGTTAAAGGCTGAGGGATTAGTACTAGATAATATGTCTTGTTTATCATACTCATCAAATAATCCAGCTTCAAACTCTCTAGCTTTTTCTCTTAATGAATTTTTTACATATTTTTGAACATAATAAGGATTAGCTCCAGCTTTTATTGTGCCATCTTTTACAAGTGCGCTAAAATCCTTCATATTATTTTTTCTAAAATCTACATCTGCTTGAGACTCTTGTTCAGTCTGTTCAATTTGTTCTTGAGATATTTCGTACTCTTTAAGTCTTGGAATAACTGTACTTAGTGACCTAGCAAGTTCACCTAAGACTGGTGATACAGGTTTTTTATCTGGTCTATAAAAGACATCTATAACACTTGAGGTTACAGCTACGTCTTCTTTCTTTTGTAGTTTTGGTAGTTGTAATTTAGATACCATTAACCCATTGCCTCAATCATTCTATCAATTCGTTGTTGCTCTGCTTTCTTTTCATCTTTTCTAGTTTTCCATTCTAACCAGTCACCCCCAAATTCAATTGCAGCTGAAGCAAAGATACCAGCTGTATTAACTTCAGGTATATAAACTTGTCGCCCTTCTTGCTCGATTGCAAATAATCTTTTGTTTTGGTCAGACTGCGCAAGTTCAGCTTCTAAGTTTCTTTCTATTTGTGATTTGTATTTACCTTCAACTCTGAAGTAATCATTGATAACTCTATCTAATGCAGCACCACCTACTGTTTCAGCAGCAGTCCTAGCAGTTGCTCTTTTCTGTCTAGCTTCAACTGAAAGCTCACCTATTTTATCAAGTTTCTTTTCTCGGATTTGTCTTATTCTTAAGTTCTCTGCATTTTCTTTTTCTCTACGAGCTTGAGCTGCAATCTCATTTTGTCTCTGAGCTTGCCTTCTTTCAGCTTTAGCTTCTTGATTTGCTTGAACTATAGTAAACGCTGTTCTAGCAGCGGCAAACATTAATGTTGGACTACACATTTTACAAATTCAATAAATTTTCTTTTTTCGTAACCAAAGTCATTATGTACTTTGATAAAATTAAAACCTAGCCACTTTAGCCAATTCATGTGCAAAGTGTTTCTAGCGTCTATGTAGTTATATAAAATCGGAAAAGATTTATTATAACAATCCAGTACTCCTTTACTACTTCGTAAAAAAGCTATTGGAAAATTTTGTATTTCAGGAGAAGATAATAACCAAATCATTCCTAAATTTTTACCATGAGGTATAACTCCCATAATCATTACAGGTATATCATTGTTACAAACTGTAAGAGGTAAGTGAGAATATTTTACGCCATTAACTAAAGCTTGTAGAGGAGTTACATTTGCATTTGCTTTGCACTCATCTATATCTTCTTGTCGTAACCTAGTAGATAAAAACTTAGCTTCTTCTAAGGTGGCTACTTTTATATAAGGCTTCATTAAGTATTTTGAGAAGATTGCTGATTGTAAAATCCTTGCCACTCTGCATTAATAAATGAGCAAGGTAGATACTCTTCGCTTGTAAGCTTAACAACTAATCCTTCATTTCTACTTTGTATTGCAAAAGTAAAATCACCATCTTCTAAGTTTGTACCATTAACAGTACCTGAGCCGACTACAGTTCCATTAAATATCTCTGTAGTTGTACTTCTATTTTTAGGAGTAACTTCTACTTTAAAGTGACCAGTATTATCAAAACCAACTGACCAATTTCTAATCTGCAATCTGCCTTCTTTAATATTAGTTCTACTTCTTTGCCCTCCTCCTATAGCTAAGTATTGTTGAGAGAATTGATATTCAAAAGTATATTTTTCACCTACAAAAAACTTAGTGGAGGTTATGTCACCACCAACTACAATATCAAAGCCACCTGAACTTTGACTAACTGTAGGAATAATTTGACCAGCTATCGTACCACTACCAGTTACATTTCTAGTAACTACTTGCATAGTATTATAAATTTTATACGGAAGTGTTATTGTAGTTTGATTTGTACCTGAGTTATAAGTTTTAGAAACTCCAGTAGAAGCTTCATTAACTTTCATATCTAAATGAGTAAGATAAGTAGCGTCAGTATCTACTACAGCTGGTGCAAGTTGTATTTTTACAATATGCACTCCATCAGTTCTTTGTACTAATAAAAATAAATCTGTTTCTATAAAATCACAGTTAAGTATTTTAGTATTTGCAGAAAGACCAAAATCAAACTTGTGCCAGGCGCTTTGTAGTTTTTGATTATTATTTATATACCATTGATAACAATATAAACAATTTTGTTGTTCAGTAGAAAGTACAGCTAAAAAGTTTTCGTTAGTTGCAATAGCCAACTTAAATACATTTTTAGGAATATATTTAGGCACAGCTGCTGTTATATCATCAGCGTCATTTGTATCTGAGTCAGCGTCAACAAAATATTCTCTTAATCCTGAATAATCTCCTTTGTTAAATACAAAGAAAACATTTCTACCAGCTGATACTGGTTTTGCATTTAGAGAACTTTCAAACTCTGTAGTTGCATTTATAACTATATTAGAAGGAGTAAGTATGTTTGCACCTGACATAACAAACTGTGTTTGGTCAGAAAATAAAAGTAACTCTTCATTAAATGGAATTGCATGTCGTAAGTTAGAAACTTTTACATGAGATACATTTACATCTATTGGGTCACTATCTAAAATTGTTGTAACTGTTTCAGGAAAGAATTTAAAAAACTCACCAGCCCTAGACATAACTACGGCTTCACCGGAAATAAAACCTAATCTATTTCTATGAAAGAATATATCAGCCATTTTTTGTCCAATAAAAGAAGGCTCAGGTGCAGAAACTAAATCTCCACATGTTCTGTCTCCATAACTAGGGACATCAAATTGAGTGCCTGATATTGTATAAGTACTTCCATCAGCTGGAGTAAATCTAAAATTACCATCAGCTTGTCTTATTAATAAGTGTGGTAGTGTTGCGCTATCTATAGAATTTTTTAATGCTGGTTTTACAGTCTCTTGCCAATATCCACCATCTGTAGAAGAATCAGACTCCCACTTTACATAATAATTATCAAATCTATTTGAGTTATCGCCTGTTATTTCTACAACCATTCCATTTACAGCTGAAGCTGGTAAGTCAGCAAATTTTTGAGCTTCACCTTTTATTACTTGCGAAGCTTGATTACCAAAACCATCTGTAGCTTTGATTGTAAAATCAGAATTGTTTGAAATGTAAATATCAGAGCCTAAGTCAGTTACTGTAAAACCTGAAAGACCTGATATTTGAGAAGCTATTTGGTCTACTATTTCTGTAGTTTGATATGTAGAGTTAGTAGATGTAGTTGTATATGTATAAGTAGTTCCATTAATAATTAAATTGTATTCAGTTTGGTCTACTCCTTGTAAAACAGAATACACAGCTTCAAAAGGTCTACTAGCTGAAACAGTTGAGTCCATAGCAACTGTTTTATTTTTGTTAGTTATAAAAGTATGGTCAGCTATTGTTATAGCTTCAAAATTATCTTTAGGATTACTTTCGTTAAGATAAGCAGTTCCTGAAGGTTTATTTACTGTATATGCAGTTCCATCAATTCCGTAAACTTCTATGTCATTTTGCGTAATTATAACAATGTATCTTTCGCTAGCGTCTCTATTTATTGTATGAATAAAAGGGTCAGTCAATGTAGAAGTAGAAATCTTTTTAATAAATTCTGAAGGTGGTCTTTTCTTTAATCCCTCTACAACACTTGCAACTCCATTTAGCTGAGACTCAGCTTGAGAAGCTAATCTTAAACTTTCACTTTGTTGTGAAACTCCATTGATAAGATTTGGTATTGCATGATTTATTAAAGGCATTACTTAAGGTTACTATCTGTGTCTGTACGATTTATAATGTTGTAACTATCTAAGTTATTAAAGATTGAATGATTAGCTGTGTCTGCTTCTTCTTGTTTTAAGATTGCTAGTGCGTTTGCTTCATCAGTAATTCCAAAACCATGTAAAGTATTTGCACCTAATAACCTGTCTTGAAATATTCTTGCAGCACGAATAGTAATATATCGTCTACCATTTTCAGGTAACTCATCAAAAGGTAGAAATAGAATTACATTAGCTTCTAATTCTTTATCAAATACAAAAGTGTTGTCTTTCTTGTTAAATAAAAACCCACCTCTTTTAATTACATCATACTCTGAAGGAGAAAATTTATTTATATCTAAATCTACTCTCATAATATTTGTAGCAAGTGGTATTTTATTATTTAAGTCTCTACTTAATGAATATTTATAAAAACTATTGAAGTGCCAGCCAGCAGCTTGAACCTCTCTTGAAATTTCTTTTAATAAATTTTGAGCTTGAGTAGCGTCTATTGGTAAAGTTCCACTTAAAGTATTTATAGGAGCTTCGCCTATTGCAGACAAAATAGTATTTACTGCCTCAAGTTCACTTGTGCTATCGAATGTTGACATATTTTAAAAATAAAAAATAGGGCGCATGATTAGCGCCCTATAAAGATTATGCAGTAACGATTTCTACAGCAGACTCAGGACGTAGTATTCCATGTCCATAAGCCAACTTTCCAACCATTAATGTACCTTGTCTACGAATATCGTATTCAGATTCCATTTTTAGGTCTTTAAGTTTTACTGTACCAACTGCACTTTTATGAAAACAAACTGCCACAGTATTGGCAGCATTAACATTATAAGTGTTGTTAGTTCCAGTAGTGCTTACTGAAGAATTGTCAGCGAAAGCAGAAGCAGCAGTATTTGATTTTACAATATTCATACCAGCTACTTTTAGTACTGAGCCTTCACTATATACGCCATTAGTGCCTCCAAAATCTCTATTTAAGATTTTGTCGTTTTGCACAATGTTGTAATAAGTGTTTGGAGAGACAACACAGAATCTATCTGTTTCTGGTACGTTGTCATTATCCAAATCTTCAGCTGCTTCAAAGATAGAAGTTATCAAAGAAGCTGCGTTGGTGTTTGCGTCTGCGTCAGTAATTTGATTACCACTACCAGTACCATTTGTATTAGCGCTACTTCTAGCAGCTAAACAAACAAGTTGTAGTAAGTGTTTATCAACTCTACTCGCTAGAGCTTCACCCATTTCTTTGCTGTATACACTTCTATAATCGAAGTGTGCTTTTGCCTCGTCTAGTTCAGAAATAAAAGAGTGTGAAATAAGTAAATCGTCAATAGTGATTACTTTTTCATTCCCTTGAATTACCTGACCTGTAATTTCATTTCCAGCTGTGTGGTATTCTGCACTTGCAGCCTTACCGAAAACAGGAAATTGTGCTGACTTGCCTGACGAAATAGAGCGTGTCATTGTCATTGGCAGCATTTTATTTTGTTTAGCAAAGGCAGCTAGTACTTCCGAAGAAAATACTTTTAGAAACAAGGCGTTATCATCACCAGCATTATTAGCTTTACCTAAAAAGCTTACAGTTGCATTAGCCATAATAATTTTCCTTATTGGTTAAAGTTAATTTTCATTCCGAACTTTTACTTGAGTTATCTCACGCATGAGGCAAAAATTACTTGTTCTTGAATGAGTCACCTCTCTAATGAGAGATGGTGCTATGTCTTCTTATGTCTATTTGCAAAATTACGAGCTGCTTCTACTGAGCCAAAACCCCACTTCTTTAATGCTAGTGCTTTTCTTGTTGGACTTCCATCAGGTTTTTTCATTGCTCCCTTCATACCAGCAAACCTTGCAGCGAAACTTACTCTTCGAGGATTAGTTCCTTTATTAACTGGTCTTTTAACTCCAAAATGTTTTCTTCCAGCTTCACTTAATCCACCACTAGGATTTTGAAACTCTTTTTTCATTTATACTTTTTTCTTGTCTATTTTGAGTGCTGCTCTGTGCGCTTGATTAAATGACTTACCACTTCTAATCATAGCGTTCATTATTGCCATGTGTTTGTCAGTATGGTGCTTAGAGTGTTCTTTTAATTTAGCTTTTATTTTACTATCCATAATTAAGTTTTCTTTTTCTTTTTAGGAAAGCCAGCTTTCATATTTGCGTATGACTCAGGCGTAATAGTAGATTTCTTTTTACTTCTACTAATACCTAATTTTTTTCTTCTATTTATGTTTCTGTATAAAGACATTATTTTTCTCCTATTGAGGTTTCTTTAATTTTTCAGCGACTTTCTCGCCACTTCTTCCTAACGTATAACCACCAACACCTATTGTTAGTAAAGTCCATAAAGCGTCAGGTAAATCTAACTGTATTCCAAATCCAAACAGAGCGTTTGCATAAGGAACGAATAAATAATTGTTTGCAATAATGATTATAGCAACCATCATTAATAAAGGTCTCCAAGAACGAGCAAGCCAACTTTCACTCTTTGCTTCAGCAAGAATAATATTAGCTGCTGTAGAAATTTCTTTCATCTCTCCAGCTAAAGCTTGTTCTTGTATCTTTGCTTTAATTCTATCTTTTTCTTCTTTGCTATCTACTACCTTATCTACTGTTTTAAATAATGCAGATATAATAGGAGAAGCAGCGCCTAATAATTGTATCATTAATAATTCCTTGAACGATTAGAAGATTGTGTTCTAATTTTTAAGTTAGACCGAGAGTTGTTAAATGGGTTTTTATCAAGATGGTCTACATCTCTTCCATCACCTTTTGAAACTCTACCAGCTTTAGTCATCATTCTTCTAGCCTTGTTTCTCATGGCTCTTCTTTTCTTTTGTGTTTCTGTACCTTGATAATTACGATATTCACTAGCGTAATTTCTAGTTACCATTAGAAAATATTAGCTATGATTATGATAATCAGAATAATGCCAACTCCAATTGCAAACTTTTTGCCTCTATCGGAAAGCTTATCCCAATACTTATACATCATTTCATTAACCCAAAGCATTTGACCTCTTAATTTTATCCTCTACTTGCTGACGATAAGCAGTATCAACAGCATAACGAGGGTCGTTAACTGCAGCTATTATTTCTGCTGTAGATTGAAAAGCATTTGAAGTTTCTGATACTCCACCTTTTATTAAGTTAGGAGTAACGCCAACTGCATTATCATAACGAGCTTTTAATCCTGTAGCAGCCATTACAGCTTCTTCCATAGTTCCAGTTTCTACTAATTTATTGTAAGCAGTAACTTCACTATCTGATAAATTTTCACTAGCCCAACCAATCATTTCTTCATAGTTATCTTTGTTGCCAGTAATATTATAAATTTGATTCATCTGTGTATCAGCTAATGCTGTTTGACCTTCGATATAATTATCAACTAGGTCTCTTGATAAACCTTGAGCTTCTAACTCAGAATAACTCTTTTCAGATAAGCTTTGATTGTTTTGATATTCTTCAAAGTAATTATCTAAAGTAACACCTGTAGCCTGATTAGCTTCTTGTATTTGTTCTTGAGGCGTTTGGTTTTTAACTTGTGAATATTGTTTTTCTAATTCATTGTAAGACTTAGCCATAGCTTCAGCGTTTTCAAACTTCTCAGGAAGCCAACTAGGTCTTTCAGTTGTGCCTGTATCGAGAGTTGATTGATTTTGAGCTTCTGTTAAGCCATTATCTTTAGGTTCTATTGTATCAACCATTTAATTTCCTTCTGTTATATTTTGTGCTTCTTGTAATGCTTCACCGAGAGCTTGAGGAGGAATGTTACCAGCTACTTTTGAGCCAGCTTGCATTGCCATATCCTGTAATTGTTGTTGCTGCTGTTCCTGAGCTTGCGCTTCAGCTTCAGCTTGCAACTCATCTTCACTTCTTACTAAACCTTTAGGGTCAATACCTTCACTTGTTGCAAGTCGAGATATTGCGTCAGTTACATTTATATATTTAGTAGCTGCTTCAACTCCTAAAGTATTATTAATAGTAGTTAAGAAACTTATTAATTTATTTTTATCATTACCTCTCCCAAGTGCTTCTAATCCTGTAACAATACTAGGACGAATACTTGACTTAGGAAGTTTAGGTAATTTTTTATTTTTTTCCATTATTGCCATTTTTCGCATGACATAAGGAAGTTGAAATTCTTGTGAGAGTATTGAGTAGATACCACCTAATGCTTGCTCTAAATCTTCAGCCATAAATTTTATTTCTGTGCTGGTAACTCTTTCAGCATCTCTTTGTATAGAAGCGTTCATTAAGAAAGCGTATTGCAATCTACCTTCAATTCTATTCATCGTATCGTAAGCAATTCTAAAATCGGCAAACTTATTTACTTGTAAAGTAGAAACATCATTTGCTGAGCCCTCAATGATTGCACCATTAGGTGACTCTGCTAATTTTCTTGCTCTTGTTGTTGAGTTAGGAGCAACCATAAATAAAACTTTTGAAGCTGCTGCGCTCCCTTCTACTATGGCTCTTGTTAATCCTTCTAAACTTTTTAGGTCTCCGTAATATTCTTCAACATAGCCTCTTCCATAATCGCTACCATCTACTCTGTTAAATCTTAATGGAATATATGGATTTTTATCTAATGGAAAAGTTCCAAAAGTTTCTGGTATTTGTATTCCTTTTGCTTCTTGATAAATTTCAAACTTATCTTTTTTTCTACAAATGTAAGTATATAAATCTATATCCTTTTCATTATCACCTAATTTATCAAGAATAGCTGCTTGTACTTCTTCAGGTAATACTTTTGGAGAAATACTTTCTTTAGTAATTATTTCTAAAACATTTCCTGTTGGGTCTCTTTTAACTACATATCTTGATAGAGGAAAAACTCTAATACCTTCATCAGCTACAAATAATAAAACATTTCCAGCTATGATTAAGTGTTTTAAAGCTTCATTAATTGCTACTCTATCAGCTTTTATCTCAATATCAGTCATGATTGCTCTTTCGATTGCTGACAATCCTTCTTCTATTGAGCTTTTTAATGCTTCATCACCTTCAGCTTCTAAATCTTTGATTACAAAATCGTCCATCTTAAGACGAAAGAAAGGTGCGTTGGGAGGAACGAGTGAAAGTAAAAGTTTGGAAGCAAGATTATTAACGCCTCTTGCACCAATACCTTGCATAGGAGTAGAATATTTTGTTGAGGCTGAAGCACCACTAGGAGGAATTAAAGTAGGTAAAGTTAGTTTTGCACTATCTCTTGCTCTGTCTAAATAATTCTCTCTTACAGCTTCACACAGTTCATACATTCCTTGAACTGTAGATTTTTTAATATCCATGCTTTAATTTTTTACTTGTACGCCAGTTCCAGCACCCTCAAGTAAAGGTATCTTTAATACCTTTCT